GCGTCGTTACGCGGATCCGGAGGAGCATCGATCCCCATCAGCACGCGGAGCTTTGATTCGAGCCCCTGATACTGACCCTGCATTTCACGGACGCGCTCGGCCAACCGCGTTCCGACGTGCGGCGGTAGCCACTTGCTCCGATCTTCGGCGTAGGTGAACTGCGCTCGCGCCGCCGCCGCCGCTCCGCCGTCCGGACTTCCGCCAGCGGGCACAGTGCCAGTCGCGCCCGCGCCCGCACCAGCCCCGGCGGCCGCGCCGGAGGTTGAAGGTGGAGTCGCGGAGCCTGAGCCTGCGCCGGCTGCGGGAGCGCCGCCGCCAGATCCGTCACCGGGAGTGTCGAGGAGTACACCGAGAGAGAAGTATTTGCGTAGCATGACTGGCCTGTCCTTCCGTTTTTTGCGAGGTCACGTCCCTCGTTGGGCAGACACAGTCTCGGCACGTCGGCCGTGAAAAGCAAATCTGTAACTACGCGGGCGGCCCCATGTTCCCCCCGCCGGGCGCGCGGCCCGGGAGGGTATCGGGCGCCCCGGATTCGCGATTCGAGTTCCCCATCGCCATCCCGGCGCCCTGCGGCGGCGTGTTGACCGAGGCGCTCGCCGGCGTCGTCCCGGGGCGTTGCGGCATCGGCATGACCGGCCGGCGACCGGCCGGCGGCTGCATCGGACCGCCGGCGCCCGGAGGCTGCATCAGCGTCCCGAGCTGGATCGCTGGATCGAGCTCGCGAAGGAGCTGTTGCACGACCGGATTCGTCAGATCCTCGCCCTTGAGAGAGATCATCGTCTTCGGCAGGTCGACCGGCGGCGGCGTCATCGGCATCGGGAGGCCGAAGGGGTTTTGCATCGCCGTCAGATGTTGCACGCGGTGGAGCGTGACTTCGTCCACGCAGATCGGATCGCTCGTGAGGAGCAGGCGCATCCCTTCTGAGTTCGCCCACAAGTCGAGCTGCTCGACGTGGATCTGGTGCATGTTCCACGATCGCACCTGAAGCGGATTGCCCGACGTCGGCTGTCCAAACGTGGGCGAGCCCGGCATCTTGTCGATCGGCCCCGCCGGCCGGCCCTTCTTCACCCACTGCTCGTACAGGTCGTGCTCGATGTTGGCCGCCTGCGTGTGCGCGTCGAGACTCGGAACCAATTCCGTAATCCCGAGCAGGCCGAGGGCTGAAGACGTCGTCGCCGGATCCTTGAAGTCGACCACGCCGAGCGTGTGCGCCTGCTGCATCGCGGCCGACTTGCCGAGGGCCGTCTTCGGGCGCTCGCTGCCGTCTTCCACGATGAATTCGACCGAGCCCTCGAGATCGGTGTTGCGGAACGTCTTGAATGTCCACGTGCCCGCTTTGCCGGCGATCACTTTCACGCGCTGCTCGGGCCCGTAGGTCCGCTCGAGCTCGAAGGCGATTTTGTACCACTCGCGATAGGCGCGGCCGCGCGTCTTCAGAACGGGCGTGAACCGGCTTTGCGATCGCTCGACGAGCAGGTTGAGCGCGGAGAAGGCTTCGACGCCGCCGGGCTGGATGCCCTTCAAGATGTCCTGCGTGCCGGCGCTCGTCTCAATGTCCGTGATGTGCTGCGCGCGGAGCGCGAAGAAGGCTTGCCCGGGCGTCTCGCCCGCGATGCGCTCCGGCTTGGCCTGTGAGCCGGCGATCACGCTGTAGCGCGCGATGAGGCCGGGCTCGCCCGTGAAGCGTTGTACCTCGGCGCCCTTCGGCTCGAGCCAAATCGGGTTGGCCATGCGCTGCATGATGAGCTCGACCATCGAATCGTTTCGATTGAGCGAGTCTTGCTTCTGAATGACGGAATCGAGCGCGCCTTTCGCCCAGATCCGGCCGCCGGTCATCGTGTACGGGTAGTACGTCCAGCACCAGAGCGGCTTGTCTTCCTTCGTGCGGTAGGGAATCGGCCCGGGCATGATGCCGCGCTCCGGATCGCGCACGATGAGCGTTTCGCCATTCAACCCGCCGACGGTCCGACACCAGAGGCCGTCCGGGTACTCTTCGCTCGGCTTCACCCAGAGCTCGGCTTCGATCGCGCCCTCGGTCCGCGTGGGCGTCGCGCCGCCCCACTGAAACGGAATCGTCGAGAGGCTGTTGAGCATCGCGAGCGCGCGGAACATCTGCAACCCGCGATCGCCGGTCGTCGACGTGTAGGAGATCTTGTCGGCGTAGGGCCGGCCCTCGTACCACGATTTCGGGCGCCACCGGAGCCGGATGAGCTCGGCGACATCCTCCCATCGCTGGTAGTACGTGGGGATCAGCATCTCAAGGCACGAGACAACGTCGGTGGCGCCGGCGCCGAGCGGGAGATCCTCGCCCACGGGCGCGCCCGCCTCGTCGGCCGCCGGCACGAAGCTGTCCGCCGGCGCCGCGCAGTCGGGACAGGCGTCGACGGCGCCGTCGAGCACGTCTTGCGGATGCAGCACGTAGCCGCACTCGGGACACATGCTCGATTGCTGGAAGACGGAGCGCGAGCGGTTCTCACGATCCCAGAACGGATGGAGAAAGACGGTGCCCGTCGCCGGCGCCCAGAAGTCGGCCTCGTACCACCGCGCTTCCATGTCGTGTTCCTGCGCGATGAGCGGCTCCATGTCGTCCGCCATCTGCGCCGCGATGATGTCCTTCGGATCCTTGCCGCCGGGCCGGACGCGCGTCGTCGGATTCGACGAGGAGAGGAGCGCGCGGACCGTCTCGACCGTTTCGACGCACTTGTTCGTGATCGGGCGCGGTACCCACTTCGCCATCCGCTTATCTTGCCAACCGCCGCGCGGCGAGTAGTAGATCCACTGCCGATCGTTGATGTAGAGCAGCTTTTGCCACCACGACCGCTCGAGCAGCTCGCGCCCTTCGAGCGCGGCATTGCGGATCTTCTTCATCAGGTTTTTGAGCTGGCGATCGGCCTTTGGATCGCTGTCGGCGAGCCCCTGATAGAACTCCGCGCCCGTGAAGTCGGTCCCCGGCGCCTTGCGGAGCGGTTTCGGCGTCGGCTGCGGCGCCACGCGGCGCGGCAGCTTCGCGAAGTGGGACAGCATCGCCGGCAGGCCGGCGCCGGAGATTGCGCCGCCGGGCTGGGGGTTCGGGGGAAACATCAGCTCTCCTTGGCGTCAAGAAACGAAGTCATGGACGCGGCCGACTCGAGCCCGGCGTTCGGGACGCTCTCGCCGTGCAAAATCCCGTGCTCGGACATCTCGCGCGCCGCCAGATCGCCGACGTCTTCCCAGATGTCGGCCGCGCGCTCAACCTCGGTGCTTCGGATCGGCTTGCCGATGCCCACGGTGGCCGCCACGGCCGGCCGGCCCGTTTCCAGATGCCGCGTGTGCGCGGATTCGAGCTCGAGCGCGTTGAGCCGCGTCGTCAGCATGTCGATCATCGTGTCTTTGGAGCGCGTCGCGCCTGTGAGGGTCGCTTCGGCCGCGTGCATGGCGTAGTCGATCACTCGCTCGCGGAGCTGTTTCAGTTCCGCGTCGAGCTTGTTCCAATCAGCTTCGCGCACGAGTCGGTATCCGAGCATGTGTGGCCCCAAATCTAGGCGCAAGCGGGCGCCCGGTCAAATATCAGCGATAGAAGTCGGCGATCGGCCCGTCGCCCGAGCTGGCGGGCACGTCCCGCCCGATCTGGGGCATGAAGTCGTCCGTTACGCGTACCAGCCCCTCGCCGGCCTCGTCGTCGGCGACTAAATTCCGCTCGATCGTCGCCCGCACTTCCGGCGAGAGGAGCAGGAGGTTGCGTTTCGTCGGATCGTCGACGGCGACCACGAATTTCGTCGGCAGCTCGGGCCACGTCATCAGCCCGTACCGGAGCGCGTCCGGCAAATCGTCGTCTTTCTTGAAGGGCGAGCCCGCCGGCAGGCCGCGCGCGCTCTCTTTGAGCTCCGCCCAGCGGTACATCCGCATGTACTTCACCAGACGCGGGCACGTGCTCTTCGCGATGCGGAGCCGCTTGACGGACATCCACGAATAGACGCGCTGGATGCCAGCCTCCACGGCGTTTTCCGCCGGCGTGCAGTAGATCCCGTGCTGGGAGAGCTCGATCGACGCCTGCGGCGCCGACTTGTCGATGCACCACCGAGGCGTGACGCCGGCGACCATCTGTTTCAGCGATTGCGGCTTATCGAGCGAGCCGTTCACGTGCTGGATATACGGCCGGTTGCGCTCGAGGTACTCGCGCACGACGATGAGCCCCATCGGCGTCGCGACAATCAGGCAGCCGGCGAAGGGATGGTCCGTGCCCGGGTCGATCGCGGCGATGCACGGGCGCGTCGGATCGATGTTCGGCCACTCCGGCAACCACTCGCGGATCGCGTTGTCGTCGACGATGGCCTCTTCGAGCACTTCGCTGTAGATGGTGCCCGTGGGGAACTCGCGCGACGCCAGATATTCGCGACGGAAGAGTGTCGGCGGCATCGTCATCGCGGCGAGCGCGACTTCGGCGGGGTCGATCGTCGGGTTGTCGACCGTGCGGTACTCGACCGCCCAGTACCCGGGGCGCCCTTCTTCCGCCGGCACCCAGAAGTTTTCATGACACCAGTCGTCGCCCCAATCGGGCGTCGACGTCACGTAGCAGATGCCCTTACGCTCGGTGAGCGACGGCCGGAGCAGATGCCACGCGAGCACTTGGATCTTGCGGCCCTCGTCGATCCACACCCAATCGAGCCCGGGGCCGGCGCCGCGATTCGGATCGTCGAGCGAGCGGAACGAGACTTCGGCGCCGTTCGGCATCCGAAGGTGCATTCGGTCTTCGTTCCAATCTGTGAGCGGGTGATTGAACCAGTCGCTCGGGAGCTGGTCGAAGAACGCCGGCATGACGTAGTCCTGAAGCTCGGGATAGGACGGCGCGCAGATCCAGCCTTTCGAGTCGGGGATCGTCAGCTCCTCAATCGCCGAGAGCGCGCCCACTCGCGTCTTGCCGCCGCGTCGCCCGGCGCGAAGGTAGAAGAACCGGAACGCGCGGATGCCGGGCTGATGGCAGATCGGACAGTCGCGGCGCTCGAGCGCGGACCACGACAGGCGCTCGCCGCGTAGGTCCGAGCAGGTCGCCCGGCAGAACCGGAGCCGGCGGGCATTCAGGAACGCTTGTTGATAGGGGTTGTACTGGAGCGCGACGAGCGGCTGGGGGTTGGTCGCTCGATCGCGCGCCATGTGCGGAGAATC